ACCGAGCGGGCGCGGGCGTAATCGAGTCGCAGGCCGCGTTCCATCCGCGTCATGGCCATCAGCCAGGAGCGGAGGAGCAGGCGGCGGTCAGTCATTTTCCATGAGGATGTGCTGGATGTATTCCTGCCCGGCAAACGTCATGGTCGCCCGAATGAGGTACGCATGTTCGTCTTGGAAGAGGATTTCCGTGCGGATGCCGATGTTGAGCGAGGAGTGGCGATGGTTGCCGAAATCGACGTGGATGACGTTGTTTTCCTGTCTCATGGTTTTGCATTGAGATCGGCGGGGCTGCCCGGTTCCGCCAGATGGACGGAGTTTCCGGCCAGTTCCAGCGGGATGTCATTGAATGGCACGAGAACCACGTCCCCGCCGTCAATGTCATCAAGCCCCATCTCGCGGCGTTTTTCGTTGATCGTCATGTAGGAGGCGGCATTGACGCGGTTGGCCTTCTCGTTGCGCATCGGCTCCAGCGCCGGGATGCCGGCCTCGTCGTACCAGAGGAACAACCCTTCTCCGTAAAGCGGGGTGAGCCAGCGGTTGAAGGCATCCATGTACATGGAGAGCAAGGGGAGAATCGTGTCCGTCCAGAAGGCGGTCTTGGCTTCCGAGTAATTGGCGTAGGTCTGCGAATCCGGCAGGCCGATCAGTTGGGGCGGCACGCCAAACGCGAGGGCGATGTCGCGGGCGGCGCCGTTTTTTCCCTCCAGGAAATCCATGTCCTTCGGATTGAGGGCCATTTCCTGCCATTCCAACCCGCCCTCCAATAACAGCGGCCTGCCGGAGTTGTTGCCGCCGGAGAACTGGCGGTCGATCATCTCCTTCAGACGCAGGTATTGGTCGTCGGTGAGCGAGGTCGGTGTGCCGTCGCTTCCCTTGACAGACAACGCCCCCGAGGGACGCGCCCCATTATCCAACAGCCCCTTGTTCCAACGCTGCCCGCCGGTGTGGATGTCCACGCCGAGGGCGGCGGGGCCAATGGGGGACAGGCCGTACCACGGAGAGAGCGGGTTGAACGAACGGATTTGAAGGATCGCCGACTGGCCGGTGATCTGGTCCACGGGGTAGTCGAATTTCGAGTTGGCGTCGGGCCGGTATTCGTAGCCTTGGGGAAACAAGCCGCGGCCCGGAACGATCCTCACCTTGCCGGGGCTGAGCAGTTGCAATTCACGGGGCGGTTTCTGGCTCTTGTCGAGACCGTTCCCGAAAATGTAAGCGTTGCCCGACAATTGGTGGTATGCCGTCAGGCCGCCGCAGAACTCCCGCCATGACTGGACGGGATTGGGGTCATAAATCAGGTCGAGCAGCGGATGGGACTCGATCTTGGCCAGCTTGCCCGCCCGGTTCTTCTGGTACAAGTGCGGTTCCACCGACGAGACGGCCGCCGCGATGCGATTGATGCAGGCGAAGGCCACCACGCACTCGGCGTAACCCTCCAGCGCCAGCTTGTCGAACGCGGCCCCGGACAACGCCCCTTTCCCGCCGATGAGCGAGACGAAGAACGACGCGCTCTTACGCGACGGGACGGGTGTGTCCTTGCGGAACGGCCACATCAAAGGCTGCGGACGCGAGGAGTGGCGGTCGTGCGGGTGCGGACCCAGTTCAGATATTGCGTCAGCGAATCGACCTGATCGTCATGGGGACTGTTGGGAAAGGTGAGCATTTCGCTTTCAAAGTCGGTGAGCCAGGCGGCTTGCATGGGAAGCGAGACCTTGCCCGCCTCAACCATTGCGGAGACGCCGCTGGCTCGGGTTATCTTGTCCCGGTCCGGCAGGATGCCGATCAGGGGTAATGTCGTTGTGCGCTTCAAGTCCTGGAGCAATTGCTGCCCGCTGGCCTTGTCCTCGATCAGGATGGCATCGGCGCCGAAGGCGTCAGCTTGTTTGACCACAAGGGCCTTGAGGTCGGGGTATTCCAGTCGCTTCACCAAGACTTGAAGCAGATCGAAACCGTCTTTTCGGACGCCCCAGGTGGTGCAGCAACTCGGATCGTTCAGTTGCGAGGCCTTGATCGCCGTGTCCCAGCTTTGCACGATCTGCTCGTATTCGCCATGGGCCGGTTCGGAATATCGCTTGAACCAGTGGGCTTTGAAGATGCCCCCTTCGGCGGGGGCGGGTCGTTGTTGGTAAAGAGCCGTCCAGTCACGGGAACCGACCGCTTTTTTGATTCGCTCAAGCACGTCAACCGGGTAGTTGGCCCATAGGGGGTCGCCGGTCTTGCGACCGAGGATGTCGTCATCCGTCTCGGCAATCGCCGGGAGTGACAAAACCACCCATCCTTCATGTTCGTGTTCGCGCAATTGCCAGCCGGTCAGGTCATCGTCATGCCAGCGAGTCTGGATGATGACGATCTTGCCGTTCGGCATGAGGCGGGTGTAGGCGGTGGAGGTGTACCATTCCTTGTTCTTCTGCCGGATGGTCGGGCTGTCGGCATCCTCTCGGTTCTTCACTGGATCGTCAATCAGGAGCAGATGGGCGCCACGCCCTGTCAGCGGCCCGCCAATCCCGGCGGCGAAGTACGCGCCGTCCAGACTGGTGGCGAACGCGTCGCTGACTTCTGGGTCGGGCTGTTCCTGGGTGACGTGAAAGCGTTTGGCGCTCTGGCTGTCACCCTTCAGCTTGCAGCCGGGAAAGATTTGCTGGAATGCCGCGTCGGCGATCTGGTCGCGCACCTTGCGGCCGAAGTCGTCGGCCAACTCTTGGGCATAGGTGGCGGCAATGACGTAGTGGCTTGGGTTCCGGCCGAGATACCATGCGGGGAAGAACTCGCTCGCCAGCATCGACTTTCCGTGCCGGGGAGGCATGGAGATCATCAGGCGTTCGATGTCTCCCCGCTCCACTGCCTCCAGATGTCTGGCGATCAGGCGATGATGGGCGGCGGCCTTGTACCCCGGCCACTGGTAAGCGGCATAGGCAATCAGGCGGCTGTGGGCGTAATCTTCAGGAGTCGGCGCCAAGGGCGGCCGCGACGGCGGCGTCCCGCTGCTCCTTGGTGACAGGGATCAGGGGGGCGCCGTCCTTTCCAGTGTGTTCGTGCTTCTCGACAAACATGCCGAGGTGCTTGGCGAGGCTGTCCAGAGCCGCTTTTTTGTCCACGAACTTCAGTTTCTTGGTGTAACTGTCAATGATGCGAATCCCGTTGGAGCCGATCTCCGCACCGGCTTGGTTCTCAACGACATCAATTGCGGCAATGGCAGCAGCCGTGTCGTCATCCAATTCATGGATTGGCTTCAAATGTCCCTCGTTGTCGTATGCCTTGCGGATGTCGAGAAACGCCAGTTTGGCGTACTCCCGAAGCACACGAGAGACGGTTACTTCGTGGCGTTTGATGGCCGCCAGTTTCAGTTCCTCGACCCTTGCCGCCACCTTGCTGTCTGTCAACAACCGGGACGCAGCCTCCCAGATCGTCTTGTCGGTCGCCTTCTTGGCGTCGTAGCTCTGCCGGTACGCCTCGCTTGCGTTTCCTAATTCGATGTATTTGAGGCAGAAGGCTTCCTGCTTGGGTGTGAGGTCAGTCATGGTTCAGTTCGTTTGGTTGGAATCCTTGATTCGCAGGGATGAGCAAATGTCATCACAATGACGGGGCGAATCGTTGAGTCGGGATCTGATCCGGGTGAATATGGATGGGTTGAACGGGCAGTGACACCCCGCCGCTCACGCGGGACCTGAATTTCAATGGCCCGGAGATTTGGCGTGGTCTTTGCTTTGAGATAGGCTGTCACGACACCTTGATCCTCATCTCGGAGCTTCCCATGGTTGTTCTCTCCCGCAAAGCCCGTGAAGAAATCACACCGAGCCAGAAACGCCGGGGCTTGACCCGACCGGCCGCCGACGCAAAGCCGCGTGAATCCGTTGGCGAGCGGCATCCTTTGAAGCCCGAAGCGGCCGAGGAGCCAATGATTTTGGACGACATGGCGGTAATTGCCGAGGGATGGTCCGGAGCGATGTGACCCTGAAAAAAGTGACACGGGTGGCGTGCTCCGAAAACGAGCATGCCACACTTCGCCATCAGGCGCAAGAGTTTATTTGGGCCAACTGCTCGGCCTCCCGTTCCAAAATGCTCTTCTCCTCCTCCCGTACCTCATCCAGCGCCCCGATGAGCCGGTCGAACGCCGCCAGATACGTGTGGCGGCTGTCCCACACGGCCATCATGTCATGCCGGGTTTCCGGTGCGTTGCGGCTCATGGCATGGATGACGGTCTGCTCGGTCAGCCCGGCGATCAGGCGGCAGACACGAAGGTAGAGAGTCTCCAGAATGCGGCTGTTGGACCCGCTGAAGAACTCCAGGGCGTAGATGCTGTTCGATTTGTACGCGGTCTGGCGACGAAAGGTGATCCGCATGTCCATGAGAATCATGGCGTAGCTGCGGTGCAACTCGTCGAGGATTCCCCGTTCCACCATCCACCCCAACAAAGACCCGTCCTTGATCGTGGCGTTGGAGATGCGGCCGTCAGAGACGGTGATGTCGAGGTCGCCCTTGTTGGCGCGGCAGGCGTTGATGACGGAGGAATTGCGGGGCAGCCATTGAGAAGAGTCGATTCCGTCAACCATGAGCCCCCGAAAAAGCCCCGCCCGGAGACGGGGAATAACACAATGCAGGAAGTAGATGCCCACTTATAGCGCGTTTATACGGAGGGCGCAACCAGATATTGATTTTTAAGGTTCGCCGCTCATCGCGGATCAATCCCGATCTCAGTCAAGAAAACGCCGTTGTCGTCGGAGTATCGAAAAGTGATCCTGACGCCCTTGTCCCGAAAGTACGCGTATTTTGGGTTTGTCCGATACATATTCTGCAACTCGGGTCGTGCGGCGGCCGCGAACGCTTCTGCATCGAAGCCCGCCTCCCGCTTGAAATCGACGAGGGTGAAGTTGTATACGATTCGGCGGGACGGCAGCACGCCCATTGAATCGGCCCTGGTGTCCTTGTCCACCATCATGGGTAAATGCCTGTTGATCTCCTCGGCGGCCCGCACCAGCTCTTCTTCGAGCGACGGCTCCGGTCGATTCACGACCCGAACAGGCCGGTCGTCCCACCACGGTTTCGCCTGGAGCACCCACAACACGGCCGCGATCAGGCAGAGCCATCCGACCGATTTGAGATAGTTTTTCCGCTCTTCCGTCGGCCTGCCCGGTTTGATCGGCGGCTTTTCCAACGGCGGGGCGGGCTTGTTCTTGCGTCGGGCCATGGCAAGCTCTCACGATTCAGTCGGTCGCCTTCACTTCAATCTCGGCCAGCAACTCGCCCTTGCTGTCCAGGTATTGGGCACGGATTGTCAGGCCGTTATCCCGGAATTTCTTCAGGCTTGGGTCGGTCCGATACCGTTCCACCAAGGCGAGTCGGTTCTTCTCGGCAAATTCGACGGAGTCGAAGTCTGGTGTCTTGATGAGATCGACGTACTTGTAGATGTTTGTCAACACCCGGCCGGGGCCTGCCGTTGATCCGATTAGGTTGCATTCCTCGGAAATCTTGACCGGCGCCACGTGATTGACATGATCGACGTGTTGCAGAAGTTCCCGGTCAAATTGTTCGGACTGCAGGGACACGGTCCGGATAAGGAAGACCGCTCCGAAAACGAGCGTCAGGACGATGGCGAACGTGATGATCGATTTCACCGGGTCGCGACGTGCGGGAGGCAACTCAGGCTGAGCATTGTCCATCAGTTCAGCTTATCACGACCGGAGGTGATGGGTCATCGCAAAACGTCAGAAATTGAGGCCAGTTGCTCCATGGTAAACTCGTAGGTGACGAACCGCTCCCCGCATTTGGGGCACTCGCGGCGACGGAAACGGAAATACTTGAAACGATATTTTCCGGCTTGGCGGTGTTCGGGGTCGCGTGCGTCGGTGATTTTGGCCTTGGCATGTTTGCATGTCATTGGCCGCATGCTTTCGGCTTTCCATCCGCATCCACCAGAACCGCCGCGCCCGTGGGGAACTGCACGTACAAAACGTGTGTTTCTTCCACGCATACCAAGCTGTAGCCGGTGAGGTAGCCGATTTGCCTGTTGACCCATCCGCAGGCGGTCAGGGTCAGTAATGTGGCAATCATGAGGGTTAATCGCATCGGATGCCTTTCTGGTTGGTCATTGGGGTAACTCCTCATCCCAAACCCGCCCGCAATTCCGGCATCGCTTCACCACGGTGCCGCTGTCACGGAACAGTTCGCGGGCGTCCACATGTCTTGCCTGACGCCCCTGCTCACCGAGGAGCGGGTTGTTCTTTGTGCAAACGTGCCTCATGCTCTCCCCTTCTCCTGTGTCATTTCCCGAAAGACGCTGGCCACC